ACCATCTCCGCCGTGGTAATTCCTCAGCGCGTCCTCGACCGACCCCTCCTTGTCCAGCGCCCGGTTCATGTACTTGGCGGCGCCATAGATCGACTGCACCGGGTCGGTCGGGTCGGTGATGCCGAGGATCTTGGCCGTATCCGGCATGATCTGCATCACGCCGAGCGCGCCCGCCTTGCTGACGGCATTCGTCCTGCCGCCGCTCTCCTGTATCGCCATCGCCTTCAGTAGCTGCGGGTCAACGTTCCACTCGTTGCCTGCCGCCTCGAAGACCGGGTCGTATGCCGTGACGTCAGCCACCGCCGAGCACGCCCATGTCCTTGGCCTTCTTGCCGGCCGCATCGAGTTGCTTCTGCGTCTGGTCGTCCAGGCTCTTCCAATAGGTCGTCCGCTGGTCCCCGGTCATTCGCGTCAACTGAAACACCCGCGGGTCGAGGTCTTTGATGCTCTGCTGGAAAGCGGGGTAATTTTGTTTGTCGGGATATTTAGCAGCGAGGCTCGCGCGAGCGCGGATGTAGTCTGCATTTCCTTGTAATTGACGCAGGATCATATCGACACCCGCTGGTGACAGTTCCTCATGTGGATTGGCCGAAATGTTGACGTTCATGCGTGCATCGCTGCCGGCGCCTTGCGCATTTGCCAGGCCAGCCGCGAGCTTGTTGAAGCTCTCCTTCGATGACTGGGCCTCAGCGTTGATGTTGAGCCCGAGATTGCCTGCTAGGTTGCGAACCTTGCCGACGATGCCGGCGAGCGGGCCGGTGGTGAATTGTGCTGTGTCGGCCAGCATATTGCCGAGGACCGCCTGCTGATTCTGCGCGAGGGTGTCCGCGTCGCTTTCTGCCTGGAACTTCGGCGGCCCAAGTTCGCCTTGTTTCTTGGTTGCCTCCGCTCCCGCTGCCTGTGCTGGGGTCGGGCCGCTGATCCCGGTTCCCGCCGGCGATGCCGCGGCTGAAGGTGCGGCCTGTGGCTTGTTTGGGTTCAACAGCGCCGACGGTGGCCGCCCGGTTCCAAGCGGCGATGCGGCCGGTTGTGTGCCTGGCGTTGCAGGAGCCCCGCCGGGATAGATGTACTTGTCCGGCACGCCGGTGTCTCTAAGAAATGTCTCGTTGGTGCCGTGCTTCTGCACGGTCGGATTGGCCGGGTCAGGATAATCGCGTGCCTGCTTCAACCATTGCTGGTAGGCTGCGGTTTGACCTGGGTCCATACCCAGTGGCAACCCCGGCTGACCCCCAGGCGGCCCGGTGACCGGCGCCCCTGGCCTCGTCGGATATTGCACGCCGCCACCCGTGGCACCACCGGGGAGGGTCTGTCGGAACGGCTCGCCGTAGATCACATTCTGCTGCTGCTGCGGCGGCAGCGACTGCACGCGCAACGTCTCCAGTTGTTGCCGTAGCTGCGCCGGGTCCGATGACAGGTTCAGCAAGGAATGGTCCACCACATCGGGTGGAAGAATGCCGCGAAGCCGCTGCGCCTGCTGGATCACGGTCTGCTTCAGGTTGGCATCATCCGACGCAAGGGCCGCTGTGACGGCGGCGTTGACCGCACTATTGATCTTCAGGTTCTGCTCGATGCCCTGACCACGCAACTGCGAAGCGGTCTTTAGAAAGTCCTGCATCGCATAGGCTGCGTTCGGCCCCATACCAGCGGCAATCGAGCGAGCTTTCCCGATGTCTACGTTCCCCTGCTCATCGGTGGCCTGTTGCAGCGCCTGCCCAACGAGCTGCTCGCCCTGCGTCTTCGCCAATCCCTGCATACCGGTCACGGCGGTGATAGCGGAGCCATACCCCGCCAGCGGGTTGACCGTCGCCGGGTTCATGATCCCCTGCAGCACGGAGCCGGTGTGCGCGCTCTGCGACAGCGCGTTCGTCAGGGTGTCAGACATGGTGCGTCCTCAGCTGTACCAAGTGTTGCCCGTAGACGCCTGATATCCGAGCGGCGTTGCACTGCCCGCAGCCGCGCCACCGGTATAGCCGGTCGTCCCGCCGCCCGAGGTTGCCGGCCCGAACCGCTTCATCAGATCCTGGAAATTCTGGTATCCGAGGTAGCTGTTGACGCCGCCGGTCAGCGCGTTCGTTGCACCCGTCGTGCCCGCCGCCTGGTCCAGTCCGGCCTGCTGCGTGGCGTTGGCTGAGGTGTTCGCCAGCGATGCGCCGATCGTGCCGGTGCCCGCCGCGGCGCTCTCGCCAATCCCGGCCAGCGCATTGAAGCGGTTGAACTGGTTGGTCAGGTTCCCCTGCTGCCCGGTGTTCAGCGCCAGCAGGTCGTTGAAGCGCTGCTGCTGCAGATTGAATTGGTCTTTGTAGGTGGTGTTCGCGAGGCCGGTCGCGTATGTCGCCGCGCCCTTGAGGCTCGCACCGCTCACACCAAGCCCGCGAGCTGCGGCGGCACTCTGCACCATCTTCAGGCCCTGGTCGCGCGTGAATTGATAGCCTGGCGTTTGCTCCAGCTCAGCCTGCGTCATTTGCCCAGGGCGCTCGCCGGCAGCGAGCGACACGTAGTCCGGCCCGCCGCCGGTCGGGCTGCCCTGCGCCAACGACAACGCGTTGGCTCCTGCGGTGCTCCCGATCCCGGTGAACGGCGAGAGGTCCGCCCGCGTCTGCAGGTATCGCGCCTGCGCCTGTGCCGCCGCGTCCTTCGCTGCCGAGCTGGCCTTGCCGGAACCCAACAGGCTTGAGCCAGCGCCCAGTATGCTGGACCCAATGATTGCTGCGCCGGTTCCGATAGGCATTACTACAACTCCTTAACCCAACGCTGCCCGGTCTGTCGCGCGCCGAGGCGGCGATATACCAACCCGACCCGTGTCTCATCCGGCTGGAACATCAGAACCCTCGTCACGCCTCGAGCCCGCAGGTCATCGCACGCCGCGTGCTGCAGCTTGCGCCCGAGCCCCGGCCAGGACGGGTCGGCAAAGAACCACACTTGCTCAGCCTCTAACTGATCGCGTGCATAGAACGACTCGCCGATGGCACTGACGAGACAGCCGAACATTTTTCCATTGCTGCGGGCGGTATAGACATACAGCACGCCATTCGCGTCGAGGCGCTCCAGCAGAGGCACGTTCATGCCCCGCCACGCCTCGGGAAACTCGCCGAGCATCACGCACTCATCCGACATCAGAAGCCCTGCATCCCGCAACGCCACCCCTAGCGGCTCCTGCTGGAACGTGACGCCGTTCAACTCCACCGGCCGCCTGAACCTACGCAGCGTCTCGTGCCGTGCCAGCCGCCGCATTTTCTCCACCTGCGGCGCGTGTGCCGCGAGGTAGCGCAGCATGAGCGGTATGCTGGCCTGGATGTTGACCGCGGACACTGCCCGCCACCATGCCGGATCGTGCGGCAGTCCTATACAGTGCTCGAACACCCGCGCGCATGTTGCCTCGACCGCCAGATCCTCGAACCGCACCGCCACCACATCCGGCAGCCGCGCCTCGATCTGATCCAGCTTGCGCTCGTGGTGCTCGATGACCCGCGTCATCACCGCAGCATCGAACACGATGCCAGCACGCGCGATCGACGCCACGACGTCGGGCACCGGGCGGCGCACCGTGACGACCCGCACACCGGCCGGGAGGAGGCGCCAGAAGGGGGCAGCACTTGTTTCAACCGTGCCGGTGCATGGCTGGGCCAGCCACGAGGTGACGTCGTCCAGCGAGCGTGCATGCCGCAGCTCGTCGTGACCCACCTGCCAGTCGCCGTATTGCAGGAAGACCGAGAGCCACTTGGTTCTGCAGCGGGGCAAAGCAAAGATGACGAAGGGGGATATTAGTCGCCCGCCCCGGAGGAACCCCGGCCACCTTGCAGTGACCGGGGCGCTCCTGCTACTTCAACGTGATCTTCACCGCCTTGACGATGCGGCAGACGAGCACGATGATAAGCACCAGGAGACCTACATGGATCATACCCATGTTTCGCCTCCATTGAGACGCCGGCCAGGCCCATCCTGACCGGCGTTTCGTTATCCGCTATCTCGTGATCGCACCGCAAGGTCACACCCCCGCCACAGCGTTCCAGACGCCGCCGCCACGGCTCACGTAGAGCGTCGCGCCCACCGTGCCGTCCGTCCGGCTGTAGAGCGAGCCAACAGCCTGCGTGCTGGTCGGCGCCCCGGTGCCCGACGTATGCAGCGAGGTGACCGCGGAACTCACCGCAATATCCCCCGCCCGGCGCCCCGCCTGCTCGGCGGCAATTTGTGTGTCATGCCCGGCATCGGCCGCCGTGCGTGCCGCAATCTCGGCTGTGAGCGATGCCGAGAGCGCAGCATCTGCATCGGAGCGGGCCTTCGTCTCGGCCGCTAGGTCTGCCGCGCTGGCCGACACCTGTCCGGTCGCGCCGCCGCTGCGATTGTAGAGGCCGACCAGGAACGCCCGCCATGCCGAGTCCACCTCCCCGGTGTTGGGATCGACCAGCGGCGAGGACGGCACCGCCTGGGCGTGCGGGCTCTGCGCCATCAGTACCCCTGCACAGTCCAGTTAAACGTCTTACCGGCCTGTACGCTCGTTGTAGGCGTCGGGTAGAGGTTGTCGGTCGTGTTGAGTGTCCCATTGTAGCTGTTGAGCGTGATGGTTGTCGGCTGGAAGTATCCCCCTACGAATAGCGGGTCAGACTGCGCAATCTGCAGCCCTATGTACATCTTGGAGAAAGCCGGCCATGTCGCGGTGAAAGCGCCGCTGCCATCGGTGGTCGATGAGCCGGTATGCGTGGTGTAAGCAAACGTCGGCGGCGCCACCACGATGCCGGAAATCTGGCTTTGCAGGTTAGCCTCGGCCGCCTGCGCTCGCGTAATCTCGCTGTTGAGGTTCGTCGTAAGCAGATTGACCGCGTCGATGCGGGCATTCGTCTCGGCAGTATCAGCGGCAGCTCGTGCATTGGCCTCCGCTGTGTCCGCAACGGCTCGCGCCGTAGCCTCCACATTGATCGCGTCGGTGATGCCCATAGCCTGGCGCGCGTCGACCAATGTCGGCGCCACGACAACTGGCTGCATCGCCGCCGATACAATGGTTGTGGAATACTGGTCCCAGACCTGGTTGCCTGCCGCATCTCGCAGCACGAGGCGATATTCCCCGTCCCCGAACATCTGGCAGCGTCCGGCGGAATCAAGCTGGATCGGATTGGTGTTGAGAGCGGTCCCGGTGTGTTCGCTCCAGGTTTGCTTGGGGGACGAGGTGCCCGCCGCATAGGTGTTGAGAGTGCCCCCGGCGTAGGGCATGCCGTTGGCGTCGATGAACTGGACGACCGGGGAGAACAGCAAGGAAGCCATCAGGAGCCCACCGCGATCCAGTGGAACCGGATGTTCGGCGCCGGCACGACGGACGGAATGCCGTAGGCGATCCAGATATCAAAGCCGTTCAGGTCTGGCCTGATGCTGGCAATGTTCACATCGAAGTTGAGCGCCAGGCACTGGCAGACGACATTCGGCAGTGACGTGTAGGGCGTCGTAAATGTCACACGGGTGTGGCCTGACGGATCGACCGTAACGTCGCCATGCTGCGTCGCGGTGATAGTAGGGGCCGGCAGTCCGGCGATCGTCGCGTTGATGGCATCGATCTGGCTCTGTAGGTTGGCATCGGCCGCAGTCCGCGCATTGGTCTCGGCGGTGTCGGCGGCAATGCGCGCCGTCTGCTCCGCAGTATCCGCTGACGAACGTGCCGCGGCCTCGGCCGCAATGGCGTCATCAACCCCGAGCAGGTTGCGTGCAGTGGCCAGATCCGGCGCCGACACCACGGGCTGCATCGCGGCGCTGACGATGGTGGATGACGGCTGATCCCACACCTGGTTGCCGGCCGCATCGCGCAGGATCAAGCGGTAATCCCCATCGCCATACATGACACACCGGCCCGCGGCATCGAGTTGGATCGGGTTGGTGTTGAGCACGGCCTGCCCCGGGTCGCGCCAAGTCGCCTTAGGAACGGACGTGCCTGGCGCATAGGTGGCAATCGTGCCCCCGGCGTAAGGCGTGCCGGCGGCGTCAACGAACTGTGGCTCTGGATTAGGAAGGAGCGCGGCCATCAGGATTTCTACTGCGGTGTGTCGGCGTCGGCCGTCTCAGCGGTAATCCAGGCGCCTTGCAGAGCCGTCCGCGTCGGCACCGACCAGCTAAGCTCAAACACGCGATCTCTGGCCATGCCCATCCGCTGCCACTGCAACGACGTATAATACTCGCCCACCTCGCCGATGGACTGCGCCACGGGGCTACCGTAGCTGTGTCCGCGATCGTCGGACCAGCGCAGCGAGATCAGGTTATTGATGTTCGGCGCGATGGCGGCCGACGTACCGGTTTCAAGGTCGGCGACGAGTTCCCGATAGAATACACGCCTTCCGTCCGCCAGGAGGTGGGGGAACGAGCGCGCCCGCTTGATCGGCTGGCCGTTGTCGGTGAAGACGTCGAGATCGAGTGCATACAGATTGCCATTCTGCCAGTCGCCGATCACCGGCGTGCCGCTGCACGGCCAGTAGCAATTCGCGCGGTGCCGGTGCTCGCTGCCGTTGCTGTCGATCCACAGCCACTCATGCCAATGGCCAGTGGTGATGTCATACGACCAGGTATGGTCGGCGTGCGGAAAAGTGAGCACATAGAACGTATGGCCCGCGAGTTGATAGCAGAAGCCGATAGCGTCATCGATACGCGCATAGCCCGCTAGTTCGGCCTCGATGGCGTAAGTAGAAACGCGTTTCGTCTGATACCCGGTGCCCTGCATGACGAATCCCTGGCCCTGGCGGTCGCGGGTCAACCAGAAGATACCATTGTCGTAGACTGCGGGCGAATACTTCGCGGCGCAGCCATGATCCACGAAGACTGACTGCACCTCGGCAAACGGGAAGGAACCGGCGCCGATATCGGTTGCTCCGGCGTTATACCAGATCTCGGTCGTGCGCTCACCGAGAAGCCACACCTCGCGCTTGGCGACGGCGAGCGTCACGAGCAGGTCGGAATAGCTTTCCTTGTTGGCGAAATCGAGCGGGTCGAATGTCACCGCCAGGCTGCCGCTGATGTAGAACTGCGGCGTGCCGGGTTTATTGAACACGAGATATGTGTCGAGATAGTCCACCCTATCCGCGCCGGGGAAAAAGCCGGTTGGGTCGGTGATCTGCGCGAAGGCGTCGGTCGCGAGCGTCACGTCCCAGCCGTTCGCGCTTCCGTCCACGATCACGAGGTCCAGTCCGTTGTCCTGCATGCTGACAGGCGTTGTCAGTCCTGGCGTGATGTCGCCTAGATGCGTGGCAACCCAGGAGAGCGGGTCCACGCTATAGACGCCGCTGCCGGAGACGACGTAGACCCCGCCCGTGGTACACTGCCGGACGCCGCGGATCGGCCCGGTGCCGATGGTGCCGAGCAGGCGCAGCCCTGGCGTGGGGTAATGCGCTGCCGGCATTGGCTCGCCCTGATGCTCCGGCATCGGCTCCTGGACGAGATTTAGGCATCTCTGCGCTGAACTTATTACACTATGAGCCTGATACGCACCTCCTGTTAGAGCTATCTTCATCGCGGCGCTTCCACTCGGAATAAGGGCGTCGATTCCCTGATTGCATGGACCGCGGTATCCACATGCAGTTGCCTAGGCAATAGTTGCCGTTCACGTTGATGCGTTCGATTGTTAGCCCGGGAACGTAGGTATGCCGCACCATTCATAACGCAAGCAATACGCTGCGCCGCCGCGATAACGCTGTGCGCGGTGTATGCCCCGCCGGTGAGCGCGACCTTGACCATCAGGCGAGTACCATGACGCGCGCGGTCTGCGTCGTGCCGCCACCGCCGCCACCGCTGGTGCCGGTCTGCACCACACCCACGCCACAGACGTTGACGGTAAGCGGCGCGGCGGCATCAGTAACCACAGCAGAGCCGGCGCCGGGCCGCCCCGCGCTGAGCGTTTGTGTGCTCATGTGATGGTCACCTGTGGATTGACGTAGACCGTAGTGGACGCCTTCCCGAGCCGCACCTGTGCGCGCACGCGACCGGCTGTCTGTGGGGTGAACGTCACCTGAAGATGTTGTTTGACCGGCGTGGCCGGGCTGCTGTTCCAAGTGGCTGTGGAGGTTGTCACGGCGCCGGCTGTCGTCAGCACGTTGGCGGGCAGGCTGGTCGCTATGCTGGCGAGTGAGGAGCCGGCGGTGCCGAGGTATTCCACAATAAGGCTGATCTCGTCGTTGTTCAGCGTGCCGCTGCTGATAATCTCCACCGTGGCGGTCTTGCTGCTGCCGGTCGTCGCATAGTTCGCGTCCATCCAGAAGCCCACGAGCGGGTTGGCGTATTTATCGACGTTCGTATTCGACACCATCTTGTGGCTGTAGGTTCCGACATTGTCGGCAGCGCCACCACTTAGCGTGATGGTGAACTCGGTAGTGACCGCGCCGGACGGCTGGTAGCTCTCGGAGACGAAGTTCGTGCCATCATAGCAGTTAACCAGTTCCACCAAGTCGCGGGTGTTGAGGACACCCGTACCGTTGTAGCGAGTAACGCCGGAGGCGATGCGGCAACTGTCGAACAGAAACTTGCTACCGGCGCCTGACGTGCCAAGCACGAGGGTGTTGGTAACAGCACTAAGATCGACACCGCGTGCCGTCACTGTCATCGCTTGGGACGCCGTGCTCACGGCGAACAGGTTTGTCGGGAGTGTCGCTCCCGCTATCGCGCTCGTCGTATTCAGCCAGACGATCTCAAACGGTCCCGTCGTGGCAAGGATCGTCTGGCCGGTGGCCCCGAATTGCACGGTGGAGTTATTCAGCACGACCGTGACCCCACCACCGCTAGCGTAATGACATCCGGCAGTGGCAGTATTCAGATATAACTGGCAGGTATCTAACCAGTGGGTCTTCAGTCCGCTTGAGTTGAACAGGATGGCATTGGCGGTCGCCCCAGTATACGTGTAGTGCATCCCATAATGGTAGACGGGAAACGTGGCCTCCAATGTCATCACCCCGGTCGTAACCGTGACGGTCGCTCCTGCCGTCAGGTCAGCCGCGACGGGAGGCGTGCTGCCGGCGCGATTGACGCTCAGAACTTGGCCCACGCCAAACGCTACAGAAGCTGTCCCGGAGCCATAAGTGACGGTTGCGGTCTGTGTCTCACTGTGGTCGCTGCTGACGAACATGCGGTCGCCGGCCGCGAACCGGAACGTGCCGACGGCGCCGATCAGCGTCGGGATGTCGCCCGCAGCAGCGCTCCAGCCAAACGTCGATTGCCCGGTAACGTTGGTGAACGTCGCGCCCCCTGTGGTGACGGTGCTATTGTTAGCCGTGGGCCACGCTGGCTCGGTGCTGGCGGTCCCGGCGGTGGTGCAACGGAACGCCCACTGCGCTTTGAGGGCCGGCGCGGTAGGTTTCACGATATTTCCGATGCTGTAGACAGCGCTCGGCACGAACGCTGCGATGGCGGCGTATGAGGCAGACGAGACGTACCAGTCAGCCACCGCCTATATCCTAGCGCACAGCACAGTAACGCCGATGTCGGCGAGCGTCGCGTCCTGAGTGGGCGCTACGATCTGGAGAACATCCCCAATTGCGAGGCTGCCGCCGGCCCCGCTCAGCGTGGCGCTGGTGTTGGAGGTGCTTGTGACAGTGACGGTGCCGAGCGCCGTCGTGGTCCCGGAGGAGATGCGGTTGACGGTGAACACCGCGCTGCTCGTGGTTTTCGTGCTATCATATACGACCGTCCCCGCCAGGCTCGCCGGCACGGTCAGTGCCATGGCCATCGGCACATTGATAATGGCGCCCGCGGCCGGCTTGCCACTGAACGGGAAGGCGATCGGAACCTGTGCGACTTCGGTCGGGAGTTGTGAATACGTGGCTGTCCCGGTAACGCTGGTGAACGACACCGGCGGTGCAGTGAGCGCGACGCTGGAGGCGGTGGTGATCCGTCCCTTCGCGTCGACCGTGAATGTGGCAACGTGTGTTGCGTCGCCATAGGTGGCGGCTGACACGCCGGTGGTGACCAGCGTCGGGTTCGGGTAGACGCCGGTAAGGTCGCCGCCCGCAGTGCCAGTAGCGGGAACGCCTGTGACCACCAGCGTGCCGCCGGCTGCTGAGAGGCCGGTGCCGAGCGCGCTGACTGCCGGGCCGTTCCACGCCACGGTGAGTACGCCGCTGGTGGTGATGGGGCCTCCAGCGATGCCGCTGCCTGACGTGGCAACGGAGGACACGCCGCCTCCCGGTGCGCCGGCCGGTCCAGCGGGGCCTGGGGCGCCAGCCGGTCCAGCGGGGCCTACTCCCCCATCCTTGCCGGGAGGCCCCTGTGCGCCCGTCCCGGCGCCCGCAATGGCCGCATTGAGGTCCGCCGCCAGCAGCGCATCGCCGGTAGCCCATGGATAACCGCCGGTCATACGCCACGCCCGATCGCCGCACGCAACTCCGCGACCTCCCGCGATAGCGCCTGACACTTGGCGATCAGCTCGGGGATCAGTGCGGAATGGTCGATCATCTGCATGACGGGCTTGCCGTCTTCATCAACGGCATCTTTCTTACCCTGCACCACCTGCGGCATGTGCTGCTGTACCTCGTGCGCAATCAGCATCGAGCGCGGCGCCGCGCCAGGCTCAGCCTTGAAGGTGCCCATATGAACCTGTAGCCGATCGATCAGCGCGCCGTCCGCTGTCGCACTACTCAGCGTCTTCAGCCGGTAATCCGATGACGTGTTGTAGGAGGTCGTTGTCCCGTTGGTGGAGATATTGCCGGTCACCGTGGCGCCGGACAAGAAAGTCTCCAGCACGCCGGACGCCGGTATCGCAACCGACATACCGTTGCCGAGGCCAAGCAGGCCGGACGGCGCAAGAATAAACTTCCCGCTGCAAGCATATATCGCATTACCGCTATATGTGCCGGTAAGCAGCAGTCCAGTGGGGGAGGTTGATCCCTCATTAATGCCAGCCACAGCATGCGCCCCGCCGTCAAAATAACCGGCTTGTGAGCCGGTGCCATGCAAGGCGATCTCGCTGTTCTTATAGGCGTTGTTGCCGCCTATATAGATGCCATAATATCCCGCGAATGTGCCGCCGCTTCCCGCTACGATCGCGCCCGGCCCGATCGCCAGATAGGCGGTGATCGGCTCACTGCCGACAGAGCCACTTAGATACAGGTCATAGATTATAGTGGCGGAACCGAGCTGCGTATCGTTGCCGCTGAAATTGGCTGTATCGAGTTCCATGGCGCAGCCAAATCGCCCCTTCCATCCTGGCTCCAGTTGCAATGAGACTGGCAGAGCAAACGCCTGTCCTGAGCCGGGGCGCATTATCATACTGACGGCGACGCCGTTCTTGCCATTAGCGTAGCTCGGCCCGCCATAGTTCCAAACGCAGGTACCATCGGCAATGCCGGTTCCGGTGCCGCTTGGTCCCGTGCCACTGACGGCGCTGTGCCCGGCCGTCGTGCAATTATAGAGATTGCCGTTGGCCTCCACGAAGACACCGAGCACGTAACCGGTGTTCGGCAGCCATAACGTATCCTCTCCGGTGCTGGAATCGACCAGAACGAATAGGCCGCTTTCCTGCTGGTTCGCCACACCCTGGGTCTTCAGAAACCATGCTGACTGCGCGTTGAACGTGGCCGGCGGCGCACAGCCAAAATCACCGCCGGGACATAATGCAACATTAGTCCCGTTGGGCGTCATATAAATGCCGCTGTTCGGCGAGGGGACGGAATAGGCATCACTGATAACAAAGTCACCGCTGCCGGTCGTCACGGTTAGCGGAGCGGTTACGATTGCGGGGGACTGATAGACCTGCGAAGCGATGGCTGCGTTGAGATCGGCAGCATAGAGGATGTCGCCATCGGCCCACGGGTATCCGGTGGTGGAGGTGGTTGGGGGCGGCGTGGTGGTCATCGTCGTCGGCGTCCCGCCAAGGCGCGCGAGGCCACGCTGCTGCCTGCTCATGCTCATGGAAATAGCTCCTTGCTAACCTAGGACGCTGGTGCCGCCCACAGTCCAAGCCTGATTGAGCCCGCGCCCGGCCCAGCTAGACACGTCGCCGCCGCGGTGGCCGCTCAATGCGGCCGGCATGCTTAGGAGCGGGATCTGGCTGTTGGCCATCCTGATGGTGTTGAGACTGGCGCGTGCCTCGGCCAACAGCAGGGGGCTAACCTGCCCGCCGGATGCCGTGGCAATTCGCACCGCCAGATTGTTGACCACCGCGTCGAGGTATTCAGGCGGCAGGCCGAGGTCGTCATCGAGGCCCTGATACACCGGCAGGGACGCCTTGATGACGAGGTGCATCTCATAGGTCGCATTCGGTGGCACCGGCCAGAAGTAGACGCGCCCGACCGGAAAGCTGCTGTCATAGAACACGGCAGCCGGGATTGACTTCAGATCCTTGATGGCGATGCCGGACCAGTCCTCTTTCGACTCGATGATAGCGAGCGGTATATCCACTGGGTTATGCGTTGCCGTCGCTGGGTTGGCACCGAGGCGGAATGGCAGCGCCTCCGGCAGCGGGGTGTCGCTCGGCACGTTGTAGACGAACGGCGCGAGTCGCACCCACGCAGCGTGAACCTTGTCGGGGCGTGCCACGTCGATGTTCTGGCCTGGGCCGATGGTGTACCAGTTGGCGCCAGTCGAGACGACCGACACCTCCTGCTCGTTCCAGATCAGCCATCGCTTGCGCTGCCACTGGTGCAGCATCATCACCAACAGCGCGAATGCGTCGCTGACATCCTTGGAGCCGTCCGCGACGGACTGCTCGTCTGTGATGCGCCCGGCCATGCGAAGTGCGAGGAAGACAGCCTGCTCGACGGTCTCAGGCACTCCCCAGATGATCGGGGCGACCTGTTGCTGATTGATGGCGTTGAACGCCTGTAGCGCGCTCACAGCGAGCTTAACGTCGAGGTCTATGGGAGGTAGCGCGTAGATTTGCCGCAGCCGCACCGCCATGCTGGTAAGCAGGACGTGCTCGTAGGGCGTCCAGAAGACCACGTCATGGGCGAGGTCGGGGAACGTCGGCAGCATAATGCGGTTAGCCTTTACCCGACGCTCTAGGTTCAGCTCGTTGATCCAGGCGTTGAGAACCTTGAAGCTGTCGTTGACGTCGTCAGCCATCGGGGTCTGGCCGACTCCGTTCACACCGGCATTGCGCAGCGATAGGAATATCAGGTCGTTAGCGATCGTCATGGCGTTACGCCGACAGGATGCTGAACCAGGCGCCGGCCAGCGGAGACATCAGCGTGACCGACTTGCCGTTCGCCAGCGCGATGCCGGTGCCGTTCGCCACGCCGTTGATCGTGTCAGCACCGGGAGCGGCAAATATCTGCGAGGACGCTGCCCCAGCGTTGGTGATCCACAGCAACTGCCCACCCACAGCGGGCGGCAGCACGACGCTATCGGCAGCGGTGGCACAGACGGCAATCAATGTGCAGGCGCTGCGGACCGGCGTGGCTGCGGCCTGCGTTCCTCCGGCGTGGGCCGTGATGGTGGCAGCAGACCAGCCGTTGCCACTCGCCAGCAGCGAGATGTCGTGCAAACCCTGACCGACGTTGAAGTTGACGGTGCGGCCTGTTGGATACGAGACAGCGGTTGGCATGTGATGGTGCTCCTATTCGATGTGTGCCCAGAGGCGGCGCTGCTTGACGGCGTAAATCAGAGACAGCGACACGCCATGCCGTTTCGCGAGGATCCGAGCCGCCATCGAAGATGCGCGGATTTTCCGCACAATTTCCTCAGTAAGTTTCGCCTGGTGGTTTTGGGTTCCCGGTGGCGGACCAGGGGTGCGATTACGGCCCTTATTGATCATGTCATCGACGTTCGCCTGCTGGTCGCCGCAGAACAGATGTCTCGGATTGACGCATGATCTGTTGTCGCAGTGGTGCAGGATGAACTGGCCTACCGGAATTGGTCCCCGGTCCTGTTCCCAGGCATAGCGGTGCGCAAGGACCGATTGCTTAGGCGCGGGGTGAAACATCCCATAGCCAGTGGAGATTTTCCCGCCCGTCCATTCCCAGCAGGCTTTCGGCCCAGACCCTTTCTCGACATAGGCTTCGAAGCGCTCTTCTGCCGGCATCCCCTTGTGATAGCGCCGCTCCTGATGAAGCGGGTCACCATGCCGACGCCACTGTGTGTAGTGCCGCGAGC